ATGATAGTCGACTGCAAAGACGGTAAATGGCGCGTCACACAGATGGCCTGTGGCTGTCATTGGCGTGCTGATTTAACAGAAGGTAAAGGGGTATTTGCAGGCAAGGTAATCAGCCAGCAGATGAACAAAGACCAGTTTGAGAGGTGGAAGGATGAGCGAGTTTAAGGGTACGCCGGGGCCGTGGATATTCGATGAAGATGATGGTGACGGTGGGCAGGTGGTAGTTGCTGATAATGGTGATGTTGTCTGCGTTGTCGGTTCTTACATGACCAGCGTAGAGGAAGATTTCTCAAACGGCCCTCTATTGGCAGCAGCGCCTGAGTTGCTTGAGGCTTTGCAGGAATTGGTTCATGCGGATTGCCATAGCGTAAGAAATAGCACCGTGCAAATTAATGCCCTGAGGAAGGCCCATAACATCATAACAAAGGCGCTGGGGCAGTAAACGGATGCATCGCAAAGCGGTTATACGTGACCGCTTGACGATGGCGCCCAGTCATCAACCAACGCGCTTTAGACAAGGTGGCGTTGGCCGTTATTGTTCAGCTTGCCGCTCACTTCGGGCGGCTTTTTTATTGGTGAAAATAAATGAAGGTTATTGGTTGCGAAAATCTAAATGGAAATTATGCCGTAACAATGGAAGGTAAGGTTGTAAACATAAAAACAGGAAGGGTTATGAAAACTCAAATCTCTAAAGAGGGGTATGAAGTACTCACAATAACCTTATCTAAGCGAAGAGTTGGATACTTTAGGATTCACAGATTGGTAGCTGAAGCATTTCTTGGAAAAAGCGCAACACCTAAGAATGAAGTAAATCATATTGACGGAAATAAGCTTAACAACAATTACAAGAACCTAGAATGGTGCACTAAATCCGAAAACATGGTGCACGCATACAACACTGGTCTTGCCTCCCCTGCAGGATGGAGGAGAAAACAGGGAAACAACCCAGCATTAGAAAAAAGAAATAAATCGATAATTTCTGATTACTCATCAGGGGATTTTACTCATCGAAAATTAGCCGAAAAATATGATCTATCAAAAACAATGATAGGAAACATTCTATTGGGCCTTAGATAGATTCATTTCAATGCCGCTTTATAAGGCGGCACCGACATGCAAATTAACCCACAGGAGAGGAATATGAGCGAAACAACGGATATCGCAGTACTCGAAATTAAGCCGGAACAAGCGCCGGCGGTTTATGTGCCGAATGGTCTCGATCAGTACATTGAGCAGATTAAGCAGGCTGTGAATGAAGTGCCCGACCTGACCACTGCAAAGGGCCGCGCTCGGGTAGCTTCACTGGCAGCTCAGGTATCACGTAGCAAGACAGCTATTGAAAAGCCGGGACGCGAGTACCTTAAGCGACTTAAAGAGGCCGTTAAGCCTGCTGAGGCAGAAATTAAGCGTTTCGTTGATGCATGTGACGAGTTGCGCGATGCCACTCGCCAGCCACTAACCGAGTGGGAAGCTGAGCAGGAAAGGATTGCTGCTGAAAAGGCCGCTGAGGAAGAGCGCCAGCGCATCGCAGCTGAAGAGCTGGCCGCTGCTGAAGCGCTGAAAAAGCAGTTCGAATCAGATCACGAAATCGCCCTTCTGCTTAATGACAAATTCGACCGTGACGCAGCTGAAGCAAAAGTCGAAGCAGAACGCCAGCGCGTTGCCCGCGAGGAAGAGATTAAGCGGCATGCTATCGAGCAGGAACGCATTGATGCCGAGCAGAAAGCACAGCAGGAACGTGAAGCATCAGCTAAGCGTGAAGCCGATTTAAAGGCCGCAGCTGAGCAGGCAGAGCGTAACCGCATCGAAGCACAGGATCGTGCTGAGCGTGAAGCTAAAGAGGCAAAGGAAAAGGCTGAGCGGGAAAAGCAGCAGGCTATCGAAGCAGAACAACTTAAGGCGCGGCAGGAAGCCGATCGCATCAAGCGGGAAGCCGAGCAGAAAGAAGCCACTCGCCTGGCTGAAGAAAAACGTATTGCCGATGAGGCAGCCGCCCGCGCAGCTAATGAAGCGCATCGCAAGACGATCGGCACCGCTGTGGTAAACGCCTTGATCGCCCATGCCGGACTGACTCGAGAAGATGCCATTGCAACCCTGGTAGCGCTCAAAGGCGACCTCATCCCCCACACCCGCATTACCTACTAATAACCCATTTAAGGAATAGCCATGCAACTCGCAATTGCAGGGTGGCCGGTTGCTGGCTGCTCTGAATCACTTTTAGAAACCATCACCCGCCGCCTTCGCACTGGCTGGCGCTCATTTGTCGACATGCTCAACCAAAGAGGCCAGCCATGAAATCACGTAACTTCAATCGCGCTCAAGAGCTTTGCCGGCTGGCGCAGCTGACTGGAGATGCCCCGCTTTGGGCGATGGCAATGCGGTTACTTCGGAGGTCGGTTAAACCATGAACATCAAATTTCAGTGCGCGTACTTCACGACAAAGTGCGGAGTGCGGCCCGGGGAAATCACCATCACAGCCGAGGAAGTGATGCTTGATGACATCAACGCAAAGGGATTGCTTGGTCAGATTGATGAGCGGGAAATCTTCGAATACCTCAACGCCCGCGGCTACAACGTTCAGGAGAGAGCAGCATGACACTTGCAGATATTGAAGCGGACGAGTGCTTCATCAGCATGATGAAAGCCATTCTGCCTGAGCAGATGACAAATGAACTGGCACAGCAGGAAGCGAATGCCGATCACTTCACGGAGCAGCAGGAAATGATGATGGGGGCTTGGCATGAGTAAGGAATTCTACGCAAAGTTGGCTGATATCCAGCGAACACTGAACGCGCCTAAGAATCAGTACAACTCATTCGGGAAGTACAAATACCGAAGTTGTGAGGACATTCTGGAAGGCGTAAAGCCTCTTCTCAATGGCCTGTTCCTGTCAATATCTGACGAGATTGTGCCAATAGGTGATCGTTATTACGTCAAGGCTACAGCGACCATCACTGATGGTGAATCGAAAATTACTGCATCAGCCATGGCTCGCGAAGAAGAGTCAAAGAAAGGAATGGATGCCGCGCAGGTTACCGGCGCTACCAGCTCATATGCCCGCAAGTATTGCCTGAATGGATTATTTGGCATTGATGACTCCAAGGACGCAGACACTGATGAACATAAAAATCAGCAGAATTCAGCCAGGCCGCAACCAACCCAGCAAAACAGGCCAATAACAAGTAATCACCAACCAGATGCCAGAACGCCTCAGCAGCTACTGACTGCCTTTACCGAGTACGCGCTGAAATCATCTATCGCCGACCTTGAGAAGGCATGGAAGTCTGCAGACAAGAGCCTAAGCGGCACTGAGCAGCACAGTAAAGCGCAGTCAGTTTATCTGGACAGGAAGTCTGAACTGGAACAGCCCGCCTAACCCACTTGCAGGAAACCACCATGCCAAACATTAACCCTCACGTTGAGGCCAGATTGCTGCGCCCTAAATCTGACAGGGAGCAGATGTTGGAAAGGATGGCCGCTGACTGTTGTGCGGCATGGCAGGCTGCCAAGGATGGCAAATCTCACCCCCGCCACGTATCGATGGCAGAACGGACCGTGAAGCGATGGACACGGAAGTTTGCTGAAGAGGCGGCGTTCTATCCGAAGCTGCCGCAAATCATCGTGACCGCCCCACTCATTCAGCGCGATGCCTTCACCGACTACGAAAGCCGCCGCCATGGTGCCGGCTGGTCGGTACGTCAGGAGTAAGCATGAAGAAGAACCCCTTTTATCGCCGCCGCACCGGGTGCAAGAACGATGGCTTCAAAGAATTAGCATGTTGGCAACTCAGCAAGCGGCCTATGACCGGCATGGAGCTGGCGAAGATATTAAAGATGACTGTCACAGACCTTCACGCTCAGATGCGCTGGCAGGTCGGAGCCAATCAGACAGCCACCATTGAAGCCAGTGAATGGATTACCGACAGCGAAGGGAATCGCGATCGCATCTACACCCTCACCTCTCGCCCTCAGCGCATTACCCCGAAAGCAGGCAAGACCATCGTGGTTAGCGTGAAGTCTTTCAGCCTGGCGAATGAAGAGCAGCGCCAGAAGAACATCATCGCAGCCCAGCGCCGTGCGCGCCTGATTGCAGCCGGCTTATATATAACGGAGCTATGAAATGGAAAAATATTACGTATCAGGTTGCCGGGATGACGGCGAAGCAACAGTGACTTGCGATGACAGCGAAGCTACTTTCTGGACTCTGTATACGCGGGACGACAAAGGGCTGAGTCAGGGCATCATTGACCTGGCTTTTCGTGAAGACGCAGAAGCAGCAATGGTAGTTTACGTTGAGCGTGAGGCGCTGCAAGAGCAGGTGCAGAAGCTGGAGATGTTTAAAGAAGCTTTTGACCAATGGCATGATAAAACCGAGTGGGTGCAGACAGACAAGCGTTTTGACGTTCTGCTGCCGTGGGGTAAACACCGTGCCGATGTGCTGAAAGATTATATCGACATGCTTGAGGAGCAGGTGCAGACGCTGGCTGCTGAGGCTGATTACCTGCGCGATGAAATTAAGCAGCATAGCGAATCGGTTCATTTATGCGAAGTCTGTGGGAAAGACGACCCGTGCAAAAACGATGATGTTTGTTACGCGCTGAGCCATCCACTCCCAGCCACTGTCGCAGTTATCCGCGAGATAGGCGCTAAGGCGGTTGAGGGTTTTAGTAATACACTATGGGGTGATTTCTCTTTAGTAGAATTGACCCAAAAGTACGCCGCCAAACTTCGCGCGGGAGAGCAGCTATGAGCTACGGGTGTTCGCGTGAGTCGAGATTCAAGGCGGCACAGTTTAATTTCTGGATGATGCGGGCTGGATTTTCGCCATTATGGCAAATTGTTTATTTAATCGAGGACGAAGCATGAGCGATTTGAATAAGCTGAAAGAGCTGGCTAACCGCACCCACGTAGAAGAGTGGGAATATAAAGTAATTAACGGTGACAAGCGGGTGATTGTGAAAGGAAGCCTTGAGCGTGGTCAGGGTTATTTCTCCTGCCGTTCTGTTGTGGATGAAATAGACAGCACACCAAACGCTAAGTTCATCGCCGCTGCTAACCCGCCAACTGTCATTGGGCTAATCGACAAACTGGAAGCCGCACAGCATCGGATTGCTGAGCTGGAAGCCGAAGCAGAGCGCGAGGGCGACATCACTATAGACGCGCTGGACTCTATGCGTGAATGGATGTTGCGAGCTAAAACGGCAGAAGCCGAACTGGCACGCCGTGACGCGATATTCATCCCGGTATATCCAGATGAGAACCTGATGAATAAGCTGACAGACGTTTTTCACGACACAGCCAAAATTCATTGTGATGAGGATGGAGTGCATGTAGATAACGCGGAGCTAGTCATCACTGCGGTAATCAACCACTACCTACAGTCACCAGATCGCAACCAACTGTGCTTTGAAAAATGCGAAGGTGACGCGGCAGCGGGTGAGCCTGTTGCCAATCCAGTGTTAACTTATGCGGATAGTTACCGGGGGATGGCCGGAAAAGGTGTAACGAAGATGCCTATATGGGAAGTAATTACCGACCTTGAAAGGAATCTCGCCCCGCTCTTCACCGCCGCCCAGCCGTCAGCGTTGCCACCTGAAATTGACTCTTTATCTGAGCCAGCCGGAGACAAGCACTCGTTTGCGATGGGCTACAACCAGGCCATTGCTGACGCCAAAGCGCTTGGCAGCAAGGCGATTAAGTTGCCTGCTCCATATGTGGATAATCCTTTTGATGGATTATTTTATAAATGCTCTGAAGTTGCTGAGATGCTTCGCGAACAGGGCTTCACCGTGGAGGGCGAGTAGATGAATAACCAAAAGCTGGTTGATTTTATCAGCGCAAGAATCGCGCACCTAACGCACGTAATTGATGTTTGCGTGCCACACGGTGAAGATGAGATGTTGACCTATGCTGAGCTGCTGGAGGAGTGGAAGCTCGAACTGGCGGCCTATCAGGAGGCCAAAGATAGCCTCAATATCTCCAAATCACCCAGCGCGACGGATGGCTGGATTAAGTGCAGTGACCGGATGCCTGATATTGGAGATGGTGTTCTGATTAGAATCCCCGTATGCGATCATTTCAATATTGAAAATGCAAAGTACCAAGGAGAAGGTAAGTTCCTTGGCGCATGGTGCAGCATGCGTGGCGCAGGATGTGCTTACAAAGTCACCGAATGGATGCCACTACCGGCAGCGCCGGAATGACAATGCTGTTAACCCTCAATCTCGCCATGTTAATAACAGTGATTATTGTCGTCTGGAATGACTGATTTATGTAATATGTATTCAGTGAACTACGCAACTCAGATTATTCCCCGTGAAAAAAGACACCAAAAAGGTTATTGCGATACTCCCGTTCAAGCAGGTTAAAGTGCTGCACGTTGATGATATACGCAAGGTTATCACCACGAAGCACCTCGATAAGTTTGGCCAGGTATCAGAGATAGAAATGCCGGTTGAGAGTTTTATGATTAACGACGTTGAGCATCACGTCGCGCTCAGTGACTCCGGCATACCAGCTGAAGAAATTGAGATAGCAATATTGCTCAACTGAACATAAAGGTTAGGCCTTAAAATGACAAATGAAGAAAAGCGTGAGCTGGTAGCAACCCTATTTGAGGAGTTGGTTTTGGCTCAGGGCATCATTAAAGAAATATGCCAGGAGCGTGGAATCTCACCACCCTCTGCTTCGCTTGACCGGATGGACAAAGCGCTAGCGAAAGCTCGCTGCGAGCTGCCAGATTTCTAAAAGACGCGAATGTGTTAAAGACCGCCCACCGAGGCGGTTTTTTATTGCCCAAATTTGGAGAAATCCCTATGCATGCAGACATTACCGACCAAGCCGCTGAGCTTGAAGAGCTGGAAAGGACTATCGCTTTGGCTAACAGGAAGAAGCCGACCATGGTGTTTACCGGTGAGTGCCACTGGTGCGAAGAACCGATAGGCGCCGGGCATTATTGCGACAAGGACTGTCGACACGACCATGAGGTGTTCTTGCGGGCAGAACAGCAGCGGAGGATTGCATGAAAGTAGCGCAGACAGAAATTACCCAACTCGTTTTGACTGAACTCAAATCACTGGACCCGGTGAAGGTCATGATTGAGAACATCAGCCCCGGCGCTGGCAACATAACGATCACCTGCTTCGGTAGGTCATGGACTTCATATTGGGGCTCAATGAGTGGAATGACGATCCAAGACTTTTTCCTCTCATGTAATAACCCATATCTCATTAACTGCTTAGACCGCGGCATCAGCAGCACAATTGATGGCGAAGATAATGAAGCAAATATCAATTTCGTGAAGGATATGATTTGTAAGCTTCGCCGGGAAAATGAGATTACCGAATTTGAGGCCCGAGAGTATTGGCGTGATGCCGAAGGCAGTGATGACGTGAAGTTTTTATGTTGCAACTGGATAGCAAACTCTTCACTGCGAAATCTCATGGGAGATGAGCCGTGGTATTGCGATTGGCCGTCAGTGCCAAACCCAGACTATGAATACCTGAATCGTATCGTTCAGGCTGTCAGAGAGGCTCTGGAAGAAATCCGGGAGGCAGCATGAATGAAGCAGAGAGAGCCTTTGAGCACTACATGGATGAGATTATCCAGTGGGCAGGCCAGACCGGAAAGCGTCGCTTAATCTGGAGCATACCGCGCTGCACTCTGGCCCGTGAGGTGTGGATGGATTGTATCGGGAGGCAGAATGTCGCCAGCACAGGAAAACGCGTTGAGGTCAGTAGCCCGCAACTGTCGAGCTGAAATCCTCAAAGCCATTACCGGCAAACCCAAGTCAGAGCACGATCGCATTACCACCCTTCTGTTAGACAAACACACCAAAACAATTCAATGCCTCCCGCCCGATCAGTTCTCAGCTAAGTCCTGGCTGGTCTACTTCGTGCGCGTGGTGGATAAGGAGATGAGATGAAGATAATAGTCGAAGTCACAAAAGAAGAATTGAAGGAGGCCAACTTCACGGATGAGGAGCACATGCGTGAATGCATCATTGGTGATTTGGATGATGCCCGCGCATATCCTGGCTTTAACATAAAAGTAGTCGTAACAGACGATTGATCACCCTCCCCAACATTCTCATCGCAATAGCATTCGTGATCGCCGCCTGGGCGACATTAAAACACTCTGAACGAGGCCCACTATGGAAAATGTAATTCAACTGATGCCAAGCAAATGGGTATCGGAGTCTGTTCTCATGCAGATTACTGGCCTGCGTCCGGGAACCATTAAGCGCGCCCGAGAGAAGGCCTGGCTTCAGGGTCGTGAATATCTGCTGTTCTCCCCGGAAGGAGACCCGAAGCCCAACAGCGAGGCGATGTATAACAGGGAAGCTATCGACCAGTGGATTGCAGGTCAGGCAAAGAGACAGCCTGGTGCGGTGGAGCGTAAAAAAGCTTAACCTGATCGCCCTTTCACACAGGAGATGCAGTATGACAAAAACAATATATCCAAAGGGCGTGGAAAACCATGGAGGGTTCCTGCGCATCCACTTTCAGTATCAGGGTGTCAGAGTAAGGGAGGCGCTTGGTATACCTGACACCGCAAAAAACAGGAAGGTTGCAGGAGAGATGCGGGCTAACGTGGTTTATGAGATTAAAACGGGGGCCTTCGTTTACCAGCGCACGTTCCCGACCTCAGTACACTTGTCGAAGTTTGGTGATACTCGTGAGGAGTTGACGGTCAAACAGATGGCTGAGCGATGGCTGGCGGTTAAGGAGACGGAGATTAGTCGCAACACTCTGGCAAGTTACAAAACGCGCCTGACAACATGCCTGGGTATTTTAGGGGAGAGTAAGTTCATACGGGGGGTTAAAACTGAAGATATTCAGAAAATGAGGCTGATGCTTTTGAAGGGAAGTTATGTCTTCGGGAGAAATCGCAATATGACCGGCACCGGCCGATCGGTGGCATATGTGAACACCTGCATGTCCGATATTTATTCTCTCTTTAAATTCGCTCATGAAAACGGGTATGCAGACAGAAATATCGTTTCCTCTCTGTCGCCGCTGAAGAAGGATAAGCCGAAGCCAGACCCGCTTACCCGGGATGAGTTCCATCGCTTCTCAGCCTCCTGCAACTCGAGGCAAATACGCAATCTGTGGTCACTAGCTGTCTATACCGGCCTGCGCCATGGCGAGCTGTGCGCTTTAGCGTGGGAGGACATTGATCTTCAGGCCGGCTTAATCACCGTCAGAAGAAACCTGACCGTGCTGGGCGACTTTACTCCACCAAAAACAAACGCTGGTGAGAGGAAGGTTTATCTCATTCGGGCAGCAGCAGAAATCCTTCGCGATCAGATGGAGCTGACAAGGATGCATCCGGCCCGAGAAGTAACGATTCTCTCGCGGGAATATGGCAGATCTGAACAGGAAGAGCTGACTTTTGTTTTCAACCCAAAGGTGAACGCCATCAACTTCAAGAGTGACAGCTATTACACAGTGTCATCACTCCCGCAAACATGGAGAGCGGCAGTAAAAAAGGCGGGCATCAAATACAGGAAACCATATCAGTCCAGGCACACGTATGCATGCTGGTCACTTTCCGCAGGTGCAAACCCCAACTTTATCGCCAGTCAGATGGGCCATGCTAACGCGCAAATGGTTTACCAGGTGTACGGCTCATGGATGAGCGAAAATGATGAAGCACAAATGAGCCTGCTTAACGAAAAGCTCAATGATTTTGTCCCATCACTGTCCCACAGCAAAGCCGTCTAG